CTGAGGCGTTTTCCGATCACGTTTACCAAATTGATCGCCTACACATTATGTTAGGCTCTGGTTTGGTTCAAAAGGAGGATTTATTCTTCCTTATTGCGTTAAAGGATGCAATTAGTGACATTGATCTCCGCGTCAAAGCGGATATTCAATTGTTACCGATACAGCGCGAATTTTTGCTGCTGTTATTGCAGAAAAGTGTTACAGAAGTCGAGACTTATTTCTATGGTTAGATCTAAATCTAGGCGTCCTGGTGTCATAAATTCCATAAGGCGTGCTATGTATAACTACAGAATTATTCACATTTTAGTCGTGAGTTTTACTGTGGTCGTCTTAGCTGCGCTTGGGAAAGATGATATATTACGAACCTATGGGGGCATTTTTTATGGTGTGCCCAACTCTCTTTGCAGAGAGCCCACCACTGAGTCGCTTATACGCGCTCAGAAACTTCCAGTCATACTGGAAAAATCATGACCACTGGTATCACTGGTATCCAGGGACTACAGCCTCCTGACTCTCCGAACGTATACGTTCGTGAAGAGCAGTACAGGCAGTGGACCGGAACCGATGGTAAGTATGTTGACATCGATGGGCTTCCAAGCCTAAAGTACAACGATTATTCTCTACAAAAAGCCTATCAGCATCTTGAACGCGAAGAGCGAGGAAACTCGTATTTCACGGACGGAGGTGCTAATTTAGGAGTAGAGGAAAATACGTTGAATGACAACGATACAATCAAGCTTCTTGCCAAATTGGTGAACAAGGTAAACCAACACGAGTTACAACTCGGTGTTGCAGTAGCCGAAGGCGCCAAAACGGTAAAGCTTGTTAAGGATAGTATCCTTACAGTGGGCGGCGCCCTAATCGATGTGAAGCACGGCAATATTGCCCGTGCGGCACAGAGACTAGGGTTGGTAAAGTCAACCTTGGGGCGATCAAGAAGTGGTAAGTTCTTTACCAATAAAAAACCTTCTTTAAGTCCCGAAGATATATCTTCACGTTGGCTCGAGTTGCAATACGGCTGGAAGCCTCTTTTAAATGACGTGTATCAAGCTAGTAAAGCTTACGAGGCCCTTACCAAAGGACCCCGGACATATTATTATAAGACTTCCACAAAACGATTCGTTAATTTCGATGGATCTGTTTCTCCTACAAATTATTCTTGCCTCACTAGAGGAAAGTTAACCCAAAAAATATTATTGGAAATGAAGGAGGACATGACTAAAGATAAACCGCGATCGTTGGGTCTGGAAGACCCGTATACCGTAGCATGGGAATTAGTTCCGTACTCGTTCGTTATTGATTGGTTTATACCAATCGGTACGTACATAGCGGCAGCTAATGCTGTTCCTCTGCTCAAAGGCCGTTGGTGCAAGACCGTAGCCAGACATTACGTCTGTGCCAATTCACGCGTGTTGGAGAATCATCTATTTTATGATGGCTCAACAAACGAAGGTGAATGGCTTTACGTTGATCGAACGACAGGTACAGGAGGCTTACAAGTCCCCCTACCTAAGTTCAAATCACTTGCAGCCGCGTCTAGCCCGCTACATATAGCGAATGCTATCGCGCTTGTAACTTCCCGCTTGTTTGGATCTCGCTGAATACAGGAAATCCATTCTTTCATTAACCATGGGGATTGCACCCTTTGCAATTGCTACTAGTGGTATTCACTAGATCCTTTTAATCAATTTAACGCTCAGACGAGCGAAGGAGCCTATTATGGCAGCTATGCTTAATATCATAGTTAAAGACGACGCGACAACTCCTAAAGAGTTTACCTTGAACCCGGTTTCAGATACTCCAAATCCTTTTTGGAGAGCATCTGAAGTCGACGTACCTATTGAGGGACAACTAAGATTTAATGTCTCTCAAGTACGTTTGAAAAACGGTTCTTTTAAGGTTACCGCGAAGCTAGAGACACCAGTTATGGAGTCGATAGGTACGTCAGGCAATACAGCTGGATATGTCGC